AAACAGAAAACTAATCCAGAAAATCTTGAGAAGGGGAAATGAAAAACAAGGTAAGCATCAGACAGTGGCTGCTATTGCTGCTTCTAGACTTTATTAGTTTTCGCAACATTATATATTTGATTTATTTTTTAGTAGTCCTTCTATGTTTCTTCCTCGTTTTAATGGCATTTTTATCTCCTATGATAGACCACCAATTGCACCTGCGGCTGCGCCCCACGGTGAACCTGTTTGTAAGAAGCCACCAATACCACCCATTAATGCACCGCCAAGACCGCCCTTACCGGATTGTCCCCCTGCTTGGGTTGAGGTAGTGGTTGTCCCATGTGGAGCTGCCCCTGCGATATTAGACAAGAACATGGCATTGTTTTTATCCCAATCTCTCTCTTCTAGATGTTGATCATACTCCCAATCCTTCTGTCTCTGGTCATAACCCTCTTGTTGCGCTCCACTTTGAGACAGCATCTTAGCATCTTGGTAACCCGCCTGTCTGCCAGCATCTGCAGCACCCATTTGTTGTTGTGCGCCTCTAAGCCTTATGTCTTGTTCCTGCATCCCCGCCTGTTGATTTGCCATTTGGCGTTGTTGATCCATTGTCATGTCTTGGCGTTTTTGTTGTGATGCTTGACCGAAAGACTTTTCAAGTAAATCTTGCGTGGCCCGATCTATATTTTTCATTCCTTCTAGACGTACAGTTGCGTTTTCAAGGGCTGCTCTGGACCCTGCGCCTCCACCTAATGCTCTGGTATTAGTCGCATATTGATCTTGTAAATTCTTTTGGATATTTTCCTGTCCCATTTGCTGGGCTGCTTGGATAACATTTGTCGTATGTGGAGACATATAATCTTGGACACTCGGACCCTGTAGAAAAGATTGCTGACCTACCTGATCGGCAGAATATCCAGACACATCCTTACCAACCTGTCCAGCTTGATTAAAAGCTTCTTGTCCTCTACCCTGCATTCCTCGTATGTCTTGTTGGGATTGCATAGTGTCACCCGATTGGGCTGCGAATCTATCCCCGCCATATTTCTGGAATTTCCTTTTTGCTACATCACTAGCTAAATCAAAACCTTGGTTCCTAATTTTCCTGGTATCTGCATCTATTGCAGAAGTAGAACTACCTGTTGCAGGGCCACCGCCTCCGCCACCAAGCATTCCTGCTACCTGACCAACTGCTCCAGTTACTGCACTTGCTGCACTTCCCATAATTCTCCTTATATCTTTTTCCTTAATGTTATATAATCAACGTGAAAACCTTTTAATACTTTTGACCAGCCACACCGTCCATCTATATCAATATACGAGCAGCCACGTTCTTTCGCTAAAAGTTCTAATTTTTCCAAAAAATCATCAAGCCATTCCTTCATTCTATCACCACCGCAAGTTACTATTTTACACGCATAATCTCTTGGGTATTTTAATATAGTCATTGTAATGGCAGTTACTATCTTATTATTTTCATCACTTATTATCCAGAGTGTATATGTCTCGTCTTTAAGAAAACTGTAAATATCTTTTTCATTTAGTAGATCGTCACTTGTTTTTTTAATGAGTGGTTCTACCTCGTGCCAGATTGAATCAATGTCATCTGGGTGGACAATAGTATGTTTCATGCATACGGATTAACGCTTGTTACTGGCCTATTGGATACGGTTGTTACTGCTGTTGCTGAAAGTGTTCCATTATCTGCAACAACTACCCTGAAATAGCTACCGTTTGGTGACCTTAAAATTATTGAACCTTTATCCATTATGTTGTCACGGTCTACTTTAAGAGTTGTACTTTCTTCATCAATAACTAAACTAGCCAGGTCGAACATATATTTCTTTTCATATTCATCTGGTGGGTTAGGTAGTGGCTTCTGAGTTTTCATCTTTTACCACCAACAGAAGCATCAAATCTAATATCTCCCAGCCTCCACTCTTGGTCAAAAGGACTTTCAACCCTTAGTAGAGCTTGTCTGCCCATGAATCTTGTGTCTGTATATCCATCTTTTTCAAGGGTATATGGTCCTTTAACAAGCGGTGTTTCATCATCAGGTGTATCAGCTACAGTCACACTTAGGCGCAGACCATTCTCACCAGCATCTGAGTCAGAAATTATTTGTTTAACTGAATACAGGTTATCCCCTGTACCAACTTCAACCGCACCCGTTTCTGCAAAGCAAAGGTGTGCTTCATCTGCAACATTTGGATGGTTCTCTAAATTTATCCCTTTAGCAACTACTCTATTTGTTTTCCCAGATAAAGCTTGTATATCTGCTGGTGGAGTCACAGTCACATCTCTTGGTATTGGTGTAGATGTTGTGTCAGGGTCCATCTCATGCCTGTACAAATAACCGTCTGCACCTGCCCAGACAGGGTATCCCAAAGCATCTGAGGATTCTAATGCTGTCCTTTCCAGTTCACCTGTTGTCCAATGCTGCTCACGGTATGAATATGTAACATATCTTGTACAAACTGAATCTCCTTCTTTCGGATAGAACCACGTTATTTCACCAAATTCGGGATTGTGACCTGCTGCTATCAAGCCCTCTATATCTAAATTTATATCTGAAAAAATGTAATCGGCTACATCAGAATTTAATTCTTTTATATATCCACCTGTAAAACTCCAGAATCTACCACGGCTCATCCATGCAACAAAGTCTGCGGAACCAGCGATACACTTCATCCCTACCGGACCGCCTCCCTCTGTCAACCTCTCTATACCGTACACAAAAGGAGGACCAAGATAGTTTGTCTTCCATACGTCAGAAGTGGTAAAAATCAAGACCCCGTAACGTGTCTTAAATCCTCCTACTATTCGGCCTTTAGTAGATAGTTCAATATCCCCTGCGGTGTTGGTAAGTGTCGGGCCGAAATGGGTCAAAGACTCTGCACTCCCCCATGCGATCTTACGTTGTTGACCACCTGCACCTAGAACCATTATATGACGTTCTGGTGTGACAAGAACACCCACGTTGTTTACTGGGCAATTACTATCATTTCCTGAAATATCTTTTAAAGGTACTGCTGCTGTGGCAGTTTGATTTGCGTTATTAAATGAAACTCCAGATATATCCCAATACCAAATTGTACCTTCCCCAGAATGACAAGCTATTAAATTATCGCCAAAGTTATCCATGCTCCAAACGCTGGCAAAATTATCCCGGTAGGCATCCGCATCAGTTACAGAGGGGTCTACGGCTGGGTAACGTGGTGTACCGTAAGTGTCCCCGCCAGAGGATGTACCCCCCGATCCATCTAGGTTTCTATCTCCACCATATTCAAGTGCGCCAAACCCTAACCCTGGTATTAGAAAATCGTCTTGGTCTGTAAATTTAATATTACCCGTTGGAACAGAGGCAGGAGTTATATCAAAAACGGGGGCATTGGTTCCAGCACTTTGCGAACCATCCCATAATCTTAGGGATTGGACTGTACCTACTGCAAGGTATCTTGCACCTGTACTTAAACGCCAAGAATGTAGTCCCCTAATAGGATCAACGCCAGAATGTATAGTTGGTGTTATTACACAGGCTGTACCAGAAGTGGAGCCTGACAGAACTATTGTAGGAAGTGACGTATATCCTGTTCCATAATTTGTAACGATTATACTCGTTACTGCGCCTGACCCAACAACATAAGTCCCAGCAAACCCACTACCTCCTCCTCCAGTTGCAGATAATGTTCCGTTGCCAGAATACCCTGTCCCTGCGGTTGTAATCTCTACTGTCCTGACTGCACCTTTTTTAAGAATCTGAGGAGAATCTGCGAGTCTCTGCCAACCCCCTATTGGTCTTAATCTACCCTCTGAAAATCTAACTAGATTCCCATTATACCATCTATTTTTTGCTTGGTATTGTGTAGCATTACGGAAGAACCCAGGTTGTATTTTTATTGGCATTAAAGGCATTATTTAAGCCTCCATTCATTACAGGAAAGTTTCAAAACAGTCGATAGTTCTCTATTTTTTTGAATAGTCATATTATCAAAATAACTAGGGTCCCGATAGTTTTCCCTAAACGTGTCAACGCTGCAATCGCAGTATTGTATTCGGGTCTGTGAAAATCGGTCTATTTTTAAGATTGCGTTCGAGCATCCCATCCACAAGTTCCTGATCTGAGCCGTGTTGTAAGCACCAGAGAACTTTGGGGTGGTCTGAGTTGTTTCCTTCCCACTCAGGGGTAAATTCAACATCAAGACCGCAATCAAGCTCAAGGACAATTTCCATTTATTTTTTCCTGGCCGCATCGTGAAGTTTTTCAAGTCTCTTGAGGTGATCTTTAATCTCTTTATCAGTCATTTTAGTATGTCCAGACAGTTGGTCTTGGTCCTTCATCAGGGGATAGTGCATCCAAATGAACGAACCTCTTGCTGTGGTCACCTTTTTGGCTCATGCCTACTCCACTTACTCCATGTTTCTGTGCAACGGCAAAGAGCCTCATTGCATCTGCACCTGATATTAATATATCTGCTGCCTTGGCATAAGTATGGGGTCCCGTCTTCCCTGTGGATGAAACTCTCTGGTTATGGTTTTCACACCTGAACCCCGATGTTATCTTTAACGGACGTTGCATTTCATCTCTGATCGATTGGAGTATACGCATAAATTCACCATCCATCTCTGCCTTTCCGCAGCAGGTACACGCCATCTCATCAGTTGTGAAGTTTTTTGTAATGTACATAGTTAGCCCCACAAGGATAATAGTTCCAAATTTTCGCCTTGAAAGTAAAATGAGTCTTTCTCAGACGTTAATACTCTTCTCATATGCTTCTAGAATCTTATCATCTACTTTATTCTCAGTTGATTCTACAAGCCTTCGCAGAAGTATTAAAATAACTTGTTGGAGCAACTTTTCGCTCAACATGGAAACACACATCGTTTTGACTGCACCTCCAATTACAGGTGCTAATAATCCAATCATTTTATCCTTTCTATCTCGTTGAGTGGTGCTTGTTGTACCCGTTTCCTATATGGATTCTTATATTTGTTACATCACGTTGCAACTTCTCTATATCATCCCATACGTCCTCTGAATCTGACTGAAGGACTATAACTGCCTGTTCACTTTTTAAAGATACCTTTTCCAGTTGCATTACTGTTGTAAAAAGCCATCCTACTACTGCCATGATGCCCGCAACTAAAAATGGCAGTACAGCTTTTACCATTTGTGTTTCGGCAACGGCCTCCATCTGCTTAATTGGCATTATTTTTTCTCCTCGTGT